TTGACCTTTCCGGGAAGACTGACTTGACGGCTCTCGTCGCCGTGTCCGTAGGCGAAAATGACCGGGTACGCCCGTGGTTCTGGAAGCCAAAAGAGACTTTGCTTGAACATGAAAGGCGAGATCGGGTGCCGTACAGTGTATGGGAGAAGCAGGGAGTTATTGAGACCACACCGGGCCGGGCTATTCAGTATGATTGGGTGGCGGATCGGATCGGGAAGATCGCTGCTGAGTGTAACATTCGTGGTATTGCATTCGACCGCTGGAGAATTGACGATATGATCAATGCGATGGAGCGTGTCGGGCTTGATTGTTACATTGATAATTCAAAAAAGCCGGAGCCTACAGGCGACACAACATTGGATGCAAGAAACTTGCAACGGCATGAACAGCTTGCCATGAAGCGGGCTGGAGCTATCAGGATGGTTCCCTGGGGTCAGGGATATGCTTCCATGACACAGGCTGTTGAGGCGATGGAGGTGTCTATTCTGGAACGGAAGTTAATACATGACGGCAATCCCTGTTTGACGTGGAACGTCAGCAATGCAATGGCTTTGAGCGACGCTGCCGGAAACCGGAAACTGGACAAATCAGCGTCACGGTTCAGGATCGACGGGGCAGTCGCTCTTTCAATGGCGATTGGGCTGAAGAGCCGGGATCGGAAGGAGCAGCCGGAGCCGTCGGCCTATGAAGGATTAAGTAAGGATGAGATTTTGAAAACAATGCGGTTCTAGGAGGGATCATGACCGACCTGCCAGACAAAAACTTCCTTACTCCAGCCGAAGTGGCAAAGTATTTCAGAGTTACTCGAAAGACCGTCTATGAATGGATTAAAATGGAAGACTTAACAGCCTTCAAGATAAGAAGAACCATCAGAATCACCCGCGAATCAATTCTCAAACACAAAAAAGTGTAACGTTATCTAACGTAAGCTAACATTCCACGCCTTTTATTTCTTGCGTATCGTAAACCTCCCTTTTAGAATATCAACATGAGAACAATATCCAAGATTAAGGACTATCTTGATATCAGAGATATCCTCGTTTTCGGCGGGCTGGGGGTACTGTGCTATGGCCTCTATCTCAAATGGGGCCAATGGCTTGCCTTCATAGTATGCGGGGCGGTGCTTATGGCTATCGGTTATCTGACGGGGGATAAATGATGGGTATCGTCGCAAGGATGTCACGACCGAAGGCCATGAACTCGCACGAGCTGCAAAGGATGATTCTGTCTGTTTTCGGCGGCGGGTCTACTGCTTCCGGGGTCTCGGTCTCAAATGACACGGCGATGCGACAGGCCACCGTATATTCCTGTGTTAACGCTCTTTCAAAACATATCGGGACTTTGCCCTGTAATTACATGATGGTGGACGGGCGAAATCGGGTCAAAGCGACTGACGAGGACTTGTATTATCTCCTGCACGATCAGCCGAACGAATGGATGACGGCCCCAGAGTTCTGGGGAATGTGCGTAAACCACCTATCGTTACGAGGCAATTTCTTTGCTTTAAAAAACCGTGGGCTGTCATTGACCGGGCCGGTTCGGGAACTGATACCTCTTGCTCCAGGAACTGTTCAGGATGTCAAGCAGAATGAAGATTATAGTCTCACTTATACCCTTAGATATCCAGACGGAGCTATAAAGGACGTCCCGCAATCTCAGATCATGCATGTCCGGGGGATGGTGCTCAATGGCTATTTGGGCGTCAATCCAATTCAGTACATCCGGGAATCAATCGCTTTAGGTCTGGCCTCTGAAGAGTTCGGCGCGCGATATTTCGGGAGCGGGACACATCCGGGAATAATCGTAGAGCATCCTGGGAAACTTTCTTTAGAAGGAAAGCGGAACCTTGAAGATTCCCTCACTGAAGTGTACTCCGGACTTGGAGAGTCGCACCGCTTAATGCTCCTACAGGAGGGTATGAAGTATCAGAGGGTAGTCATCGACCCCAAAGACTCTCAGTTTATTGAACTTCGCAAATATCAGAAGGCAGAAATTGTTGACATTTTCTTCAGCATGCCGCTGACAATCCTATCCTCGGAAGACAAGACTCCCACATTTGCCAGTGCGGAGCAGTTCGGAATCAACTATGTAGTCTATTCCTTGATGCCAATTATAGTATCGATTGAGAAGGCGATCCTTAGGGACCTGGTGCCGGATGACAAGAAAAGAACTCATTACGCTAAGTTCAACGCCCGTGGATTACAGAGAGGTTCTTTCGCCGAGCAGATGCAAAGCTTTGCGATAGGTATTGACAAAGAGATTTTCTCTCCAAACGAAGTCAGACTGATGTTAGACGAAAATCCATACCCTGGGGGGGACGAATATCGCACCAGAACGAGTTCAATGAAGGATGACGCAAAGCCTGAACCTGAAGAGGACAGCAAAGAATGAAACGTTGCACGAAATATAGGAGGCAACAATGAAACTAGCGTACAGGAGTGAAAAAAACGCGGAAGCAGTCGCCCGATATTGGGGCAAGTCGCTTGATAAGCCGGATTGGTACAGGATCGAGGCAAAAGATGATGACAATAATGCGGAAATCATAATTTACGATGTCGTGGGATGGCCATACAACGACGCCTTTGATTTAATCCGTAATCTCGGAACCATCAAGGCAAAAAATATCAGTGTTCGCATCAATTCCCCTGGCGGGGATGTTTTTGACGGCGTGGCAATTTTTAACGCGCTCAAAGAGCATCCGGCGCATGTCACTACGAAAATTGAAGGACTGGCCGCATCTATAGCCTCTATTATTGCCCTTGCCGGCGACGAAGTGCAGGCGCATAAGAATGCCATGTACATGGTACATGACCCCTGGGTGCTGGCGGCTGGGAATCAGTACGACCTCCGGGAAATAGCTGACATCCTCGGCAAAATCGGTGGGAACATGTTGGATATTTACTATGACAAATCGAACATCGGGAAGCGTGAATTAAAGCAGATGATGAAAGACGAGACTTGGTTCACGGCGGCGGAGGCGAAAGACAGGGGATTGATCGACACGATCCTCGATACCGGCGCGGCAAAGGCAAAGTTTGACTTGTCGATTTATGCGAATGTCCCAGATGAGCTTGAAGATTCCGACCGGGAAGGAGCTACATTGAGTAAACAAGAGATTGAGCGTGCTCTGCGTGATGCAGGTGCAAGCCGGTCTTTCGCGAAGTCCATAGCTGCGAGAGGCAGTAATGGCAACTCCCAGCGCGATGTTGGGGGCGTAAAGGCAGATATTGACAAGATACTAAAACTACAACAGATTATAGGAGGTAAGTAAAGATGGACATTAATCAAGTAATAGAAGACCTGGGGCGATCATTCGAGGCGTTCAAGGCGGAGAACGACAAGCGCCTCAAGGAAATCGAGACAAAGGGCGGAGCCGATCCTCTCTTGACGGAAAAAGTCGAAAAGATCAACGCGGAAATCTCGCAGATCGCGGCTCTGAAAAAGCAGATCGAACACGTAGAAACAGTGGCCGGACGCGGCGGTTTTGGCGGAGGACATTCGGGGCTGGATCAGGCGAAGGCCGAATACAAGGCCGGTTTTGAAAAGTGGTTCCGCAAAGGGATTGAAGGCAATCTCGCACAACTTGCAGTGCAGGCTTCCGCATCAACTCTTGACGACACGGCGGGCGGGTTCCTGGTGCCGGAAGAGATGGCGGCGACCATTGACAGAATTGCCGGAGTCACTTCGGCCATGAGGCGGCTGGCCTCCGTGATGAGCATTGGAACAGACACGTACAAGAAACTCGTCAATCAGGGCGGCGCCAATTCCGGTTGGGTCGGCGAAAAAAGCGCACGGGTCGAAACCGCTACACCGATACTGGCGGAAATCGCTATCAACACGAAAGAGATTTATGCAATGCCCGCAGCGACGCAGACACTGCTCGATGACTCCAGCGTGGATATAGCCGCGTGGCTCGGCAATGAAGTCGCAATTGAGTTCGCTGAAGAGGAAGGGCAGGCATTCATCAAAGGAAACGGCGTCGACAAGCCGAAGGGACTTGAGGCTTATTCCACTGTTGCCAATGCCTCTTATGCGTGGGGCAAGATTGGTTACATTGCATCCGGCGCCGCGTCCACATTCACCAATGCAGACAAGCTGTTCGACCTTCAGCACGCATTGAAGCCGATCTACCGCAACGGCGCATCGTTCCTCATGAACGACAACACCCTGCTTAATATCCGGAAATTCAAGGATGGTGAGGGGAATTACCTGTGGAGACCGGGACTTCTCGAAGGCGCGCCTGATACCCTGCTTGGTAAGCCTGTCGAGATCGACGACAACGTAGCCGATATCGGGCAGAATACGTATCCGATCTATTTTGCCAATTTCAAAAGGGCATATCTGATCATTGACCGTTTAGGAATTCGGGTGCTCCGCGATCCTTATTCCTCCAAGCCGTATATTCTCTTCTACACTACAAAGAGAGTCGGCGGCGGGATCGTGATGTATGAAGCAATTAAGACGTTGAAAGTAGCGACAGGCTAATAACCGGGGGGCTGAAATACGCCCCCGCACAATAAATTTAGGAGGACAACAAAATGAAAGACCTTTACAATCACTTAACGCTGGTTCAGGCGGTCGCGCCTGTGGTAGTGAAGACAGGCACCGTGCCCGATCCGGCAGCGGTTGATCTTGCAGGATACAATTCAGCAGTAATTGAGATGAGTTGCGGGGCGAAACCCAGCGGAGAGGACGGTGCAATTACGCTTAAGCTTGAGCACGCCGACGATTCAACAACGCCCGGTACTGCTGGAACTTATTCTAATGTCGCAGCG